CTTCTCTTTGCTGTGCAGCAGTTCTTGCCATTTGTTCTATATATGGTCTTTGTGATTCTTGTTCTAATAATGCAGATCTCGAGCCACCAAACGCACCAGCACCGATTGCTCTTGATTGCGCTAATCCTCTAGCAATATCTGCTTGCCTTTGGATATCAGCCATAGTTTGATCTATAACTTGTTGTTGATATGGCGATTGATATGCGCCAATATCAGCTTGTAACAAAGATGGTACAGATCCAACAGTTGGTGTTGGTGCTTGTGCTAATTGTTGCAAACCAGTAAAAGGATCGTATCCCATTCCTGTTTCAAATAATCCGCGAGTAGCTTGGAATTGTCTAAGTTGATCTGGATTAAAACCAGCAACTCTTGCGCCTGTGTAGGGTATAAATGGCTGTGCAGCTATGCCTTTGGCTCTGCCATAAACATCTTCATATAAAGCCATTTGTGCTGGATCAACTTGCGTGGTAGTGGTTGCTTTTCCACCACCGCTTCCACTAAAAGCTGATTTAGCTGCTGCTGCTGCTGTTATGTAAGGTAATGCTTGTGGCATATATTCTCCTATAAATCCTTGCTAATTAAGTATTCTTTTTTATAACCTAAATGTTTTACTTTTCTAAGCCAACCTTTACGACCACCGCCATAAATTCTTTGTATTCCTATCTTTTTGCAGTAATCTTCAATACTTTTAAGCATTTCTTCTAGCTCCTCATATTTTCCGCCAACACATAAAATATTTATAGATTTTATCTGTGGAAATATAACAAACTCGGTTACTACGGCAGTTTCTTTGCCAGGCCATAATAAGGCTATTCCATGTTTTATTTTATCTTCTATATCGTCTATTGTATAGGAATCTTGATATTTCATAGACTCTGCAATCAATGGTTTGCACCTTTCCCATTCTATTTCCCATTGTTCTCTATCGTCTTTGGGTTTAAGTTCTACTACTTTATTAGTCGCCTTTTGCATACTCAATAATACTCATGTGAATATCTAAATTACCTGCATGGTTGCCTTGTACTTTAATTATTTCTCCACCATGGATAATAATAGGATTGCTTAATAATTCTGTGGTGCTGTTTGCACTGATTACTTTGCCACTAAATAGATTAAAAGTATCTGTATCGTGGGTATTGGTTACATTAATTTGGGTTTGTTGACCTTGATGTTCGCAAACCAAAAAAGAAATAATTACTGAGAAATTAAAGTCATCACCAGATGGTGCGGTATAAACAGTGTAATCAGTGCTAGCTAAAGCAATATTGATATGCACATTCTCTGCTCTTTGGATATATTGTCTTTGTGAGGAAAAGTCCATTATCTCTTACCTCTAGCCTTGGTATCTATTCTGATATTACCAACTTGAAAGTCCTCGGTGGTTGAACCTGTTACTTTCATTTGTATTTGTCTGGCTGTAAACCTTGCATCGGTATAGCCATCACTTTCAAAAGTAAAGTCGCCAAAATCGGTTTCTGCACCTAGTGGTGTGAATTTACCTTTGAAACTAATGGTTACTCCTGGTAGCGTGTTAGCCTCTGAATCTGGAATGATTTGATTAACTTGTACCAATCTATCGCCACTACCTATTTCTATTGGCCCTGACTGACAGAATGGTGATCTACCATTTATGTTTGGTGAATTATTAAGCGTAGTGGATTCGTGTTCGTAAATAAAACCACTAGAATCACCAGCGATAGGATAGTTAAATACACCTTGGTCAATCCAACAACCTCTGTCTAGTTCACCAATAGACCAGACATTTTGTGCATAGTTCCATATCACATATTTGTTAGGGGTGTATTGACTTGTACCGCTTGGAAAGCCCCACCATATCTCGTTGAAGTTAGAGTTGTGTCCACCCCATGATGCTGCTCTGCCTGGCACATTAAGATTGTCAAAGACATAATCATGCACTTCGCATGGTATCTCTCTAACTGTGCCATCGTAAACAAAGAAAGCGTTTTCACCCATCCATGCTAGGAAATTACCAGTAGGTACGATTACTCTGCGACCTACTGCTTTACAGTTTGTACCAGCATCACCGATACCATAAACAAAGGGTGAGCCAACATACGACATTCTGCTAATACCAGTATCGCTAAAAATAATAACATCTGCACCAAACTTAACTCCGTATAAAGCTCTACCGCCTGTTGGTATTTGTAAATCACCAGCAGTATTGTTAGCTTTAGAAGTCCAGTTTTCTCTATCTTCTCGGTTTGACCATGCAACTTTTCTTGGATCATCTGCTGATCCTATGGCTACTAAATGTCTTTCGTTGGTTACTAATACTGCTTTGTTGCCTGTAGGTGCATTGGTTACTGCGGTTGCAATAGTATCTGGTGTGCCACCAGAATTAGGCGACCATTCGTAAATCTTACCATCGCCTGAAAAACAAAAGACTAAAATCTCGCCCCAGTTGTCAAAGGAGAAATGACCTGTATCGAGTGGTAGTCCAGATTGACTTCTAGCATCTCCGTAATCTTCTTCACCATAGATATAAGCACCGAATCCAAGCGGATCGTTGCTTGCATCATTAACAAAACCAACAGGAGTAATATCTGTCCAAGTATTATCGTAAAGTGTGTAAACTTTCTCTCTAGTACCAACCGCTAAAATAGGTTGACCTAAGTTATCGGAATACGCATACATCCCAATGGGTTCACCATCAAGCGCAATATTTCTTAACTTAGACCAGCCACCTATAGGTTTTAGGTAGCCATTTTCAAAACGAACTAAATCCCCGTCAACCCAACGGCCTTTGTTGGCATAATCAGTTCCGTTCTTGACTATGCCTGCGGGTGGTGTGATAGGAAATAATGCCATATAACTAAGATTATATAGCATTTTAGATGTTTATATGTAGGGAAAATAGTATATCTATACGAATGGAAAGTCTTTATAACCCATTCTTTTGGCTACATCGCCATCAAGCTCGTACTTTTTTTTGTCTAATAATCGATTAATTACTTGGTTTATATAAAAAATTGCTCTTTTAAATAATCTAAACATTATTAATTTTTTTAATTTTTATTTTAATTTCTTTATATAAATGCATTGAAATACATCCAAAAACTATACCTGAAACAACCAATAAAAGCTGTTCATCAAATGGTATGCAAAAATATCCTATACACATAATTACCTCTTGGCTTTGGGTGGCTCAAATAATCTATTCCACTCTATATTTTCTAAATTATTTTTTCTCATTTCTTTTTGCAAATCATCGTAATTAGTTAATTTGTAACCATCTTTGGTTAAGCGTAAAAAAGGTGTAGTTGGCAGTCTGTGATATCCGTATAGTTTTTCAGTTATGGGCAAGCATGTATCCATTAAGGAGCTTCTATTCCCACAACCAACAAGCATGCCTTTTTCTGTGCATTTACCTATCCAATATTCTGTACATCCCCTGCCAGCTTCACCAGCATAAGTAGTTTCTTGATATACAAAATCTGCTCCGTAAATATCTAAATGAGCCACCTCTTGATAGTAAGCAAAAGCAACACCAAAAGCAGTAGTATTATTAAGATAATTAGAATTACCAAAGTTGGCAACTTCTTCTATTGGATATAAAACTGCTGAAGGCACTCTTTCGTCTAATTCGCAGGTATATATTGGTTTATCGTGAACTGGCAACTTTTCTCGCATCATCTTTGTCATATCACCTGCATCGTTTGTGTCTAAAAAACGACTTGGTGGATCAAGCATGATTACTCTATCGTGTTCAATGATTCCAAGCATAGCGTTAATAGCCCAAACCTCATCGTATTCGTAGCCATTAATTTGTGAGTAATTAAAGTCAAGGTGTGATCCGCCCATAGCAACTAGGGCAACATTTGCACCTTTAAGGGATTCTATTTTCATCTTCTCTCTCTCAATTTAGATTGAAAGATAATGATAACCTATTATTTGCTTGATTAAAACTATAGCCATGTTCTAACTTGGAATCCCAAAGCAAGAGATCTCCCTCGTTTGGTTGTACATGAATAATATTATCTCCGCTTTTAAAACCGAGTGGTGCGGATTGTTCAGGATAATTTAAAAACCAAGTTCCGCTTACTTTAGCATTTAAGTGTGGATGAAAGAATTGTGAGCCACCTTGAAAGCAAAGATTAAGCCAAGCATCTGAAACCATATTGGTTTCTATTGGTTGGTGTGTATAAAAATCTTTACCTAATTCTATAAATAAATTATTTAATTCAGGTAGATCAAATAAACTTAATAGGTATTTATCTTTATGAATATCTACTCTACCACTATCGGATTGATAGTAATGAACTAACTCTTTAGATTCAGGATCAAGGTGTGAGGGTGGGTATTTCTGACAATGTTCTAAAAATAGTTTTTGGTATTTTTTGTAAGTATCTATGCGATAAATACAAACAAGGGAATCATCAATCCCTATCTTAGAAACTAACAAAATTATTAACTGTCAGGAGTGCCTGGAACTGGATTCGCACCTATAGTTAATTCGCCATCTGCAACTTTTTGTAAAATCAGTTGATAATCTTTGTTTGCATCAACCGCAGAAACATTTATTGTAACGCCATCAATTACTGCTGTAATAGTTTTTATTGCAACATTTTGCGGATAATTCCAATATGCTGAACTTACTGTTCTGTTGTCTGTATCAGGACTGCTCATAAATTAATTCTCCTTTAAAGCTCTGCATCCGCAGTATAATGACCAATAATTTGTACAGAATCTCCTGTCTGTCCAACAGTCATACCTGTATATTTCCAAAACATGCCATGTGTTTCACCTATTGAAACTCCTAGAGCAGTGTGTTGAGTTGCACCTGTAGCTGAGTAACATTGCAGAGTTCCTGTGTTACCTGTAGCACTTGATGTGATTTGTGTAATACTTGGTGATGTTCTCATTCTACCGTTTGGCTGCCATTGAACATGCTCGCTACGAAGCCCAGTAACATCAGCAAATTTATGTCTAAAAGCCATAATGAAAGTATCTTCTCCACCAGTATTATTTTGTTGAGCTGGTTGACCTATATTAAAAGTGCTATAGAAATATCTGTGGCATCTAGCCTGAGTGTCAGAGAATGGTACAAATTCAAAAGGAGTAGGCTCTCCTGCTTCTAATTGAACTCCTGTTAAAAGAACCTCATTAGAAGTGCTATCGCACAAACCCAAAGTAACTCCTGCTCCTCTTTGATTGTCAGCCTCTGCTTGCCAAGTTGTTGGAACGCTTCCACCAGTATATGCACCGCCAGCATCTAACCAAATATCAACTTCCCATCCCTGTTCATTGGCTCTGAAATCTGAAGCACCACCAGTATCACCAGGAAAAGTAAGACTCTTATATTCCCAAGTATTAGCAGAATTAATGGTTACAGTATTTCCAATATGTCTGTTTGCATTAGTCCTGTTTATTGTTACCTGTATATCACCAGTTTTGTTTGATTTTATCCAAAAACTAATACTAATTTTTTTAGCACCTGAACCTGCTGCTGCAAATCTTTGAACATTATATCCCTCAACCCTTTGTCTATATCCTAAAAAAGAAGCAGAAGCACTTGTTGTTATATCGTATTTAAAGGAATATTTGAATCTTGCCTCAGGTACATCTGTGGACATACTACAAACTCCTGCACCTTGTCCTTGAAATATCATCCAACGATCTGCAAAGTAATCTGCTATTACTCCTGTCAAAGTATAAGTGGTTGAATATCCATATCGTTGGTTATAATCCATACCGCCATTAATAAAAGCGTTTCTATATCCAAGTGCAGTATTACCAATATAGTCGTCTGCATCAACATTGCCATCAACAGTTAAAAGCTCTACTGGGCTTGATGTGCCAACTAATAAATTACCACTTGCATCAAATCTTCCAACATCTGTATTGTTGGTAGAAAAAATAATTGGGCCACTATTAACATTTTTAAGATTAAGGTCATTTCCACCGCCAGCACCATAATACATTTCTGCATCAACAGTTCCGTCTGAGCCAGCATATTTTAAGGATGGGAAAGATGCTCCTTGTAAAGTAGTAACACCGCTTCCAAAAACATGTAAATCTGTAAGTGGATTTGTTCCTGAAATTGCAACCCTATCGTCTGCTGAATCTACATATAAAGTGTCGGTATCAACAGTAAGGTCACCAGATGCAGTAAGAGTAGTAAAAGATCCCGCAGCAGCAGTAGTGCCACCAATGACAGAGCTGTCTATTACAGCTCCGTCTAGGTTCATCGCTACGGATGTACCAGTGGAGCTAAACAGCGCATCAAGATCGTCTAAATCATCGTTTAGTTTAGTACCCCAGGTATCAGTGGATGCACCGACCTCTGGTTTGGTTAAGTTTAAATTAGTGGTATATGTATCTGCCATAAATCTCTATCCTTTAAGCTGCATCTTGTTCATCTAGTTCTGTCCATGGAGTGCTTGGATTGTTTAATGTTGTCCAAGTTGTACTTGTGGTTTGATCTGTCCATGTATCAGATGGAACAATTATATCATTCCATTTTAAACCACCGATAGCAGAAAAACTACTACTTTGCGATATGGTAGCACTTCCTCTGTCAATTTGTCTGCCGATAGCATCAAAGCCAGATACAGCAGCACATGCAGCACTAGCACTTACTGTAAATCTACCAACCGCAGTCATTCCAGAGGTTTGAGCGCATGTTGCTGTACCTCTGTCTATTTGTTTACCAACTGCACTCATGCCAGATGTTTCTGCACAAGTGGCTGATCCTAGATCAACTTGTGTACCAACTGCGGACATTCCGCTAGTTTCTGCGAGTGTAGCTGATCCTAAGTCTATTTGTGTGCCTACCGCAGTCATGCTTGATGTCTGCGCTATAGTTGCTGTTCCGCGATCTATTTGTCTGCCGATTGCAGACATATCGGATGTTTGAGCTATAGTGGCTGATCCACGATCTATTTGCCTTCCTATAGCTGAAGCATCAGATGTTGCTACTATGGTGGATGCACCAAGATTAATCTTGTGGCCTACTGCATTAAATCCTGATGTTTGTGCAGAGGTAGCTGCACCTAATTTAATAACTACACCAACAGAGGTAAAGTCTGATGTTTGTGCTGATGTAGCAGATCCGTTTCTCTGAACGGATGAATCGGCTGTAAAGCCAGATGTCTGAGCAGCAGTCGCTACTCCAAAATGATAAACGGGAGTGCCATAATCAGCCTTCCCGTATATACCATATCCGTAGCCTACAGAGGCCATTGTATTAAGCTAATGTGATGTCTAAATCACCAGCATCAAATCTAAATACATCTCCTGAAGATACAACTTTTGAGGTATCTAAGTCTGCATATGCAAGTAAGTTACCAGCACTTGAAGCATCTAAAACACCTACAGCTACAACAGTTCCATAATCTGCGGTTGCAGTTGGATATTCAATAGCTGCTGAGTTTGATGCAGTTGTTGGTGATGTACCAGATACAGTAAAAGTAGCAGTTTGTCTTGCATAAGAACCACCTGTAACTTCAGTACCGCCACCAGTATCATCTGGTGCTACAGTATATAAAGCTACATATAAGGTAGATGGTGCAGTATAAGCAGTACCGCCAAAAACATGATCCAATACTTTATCTTCTAAATAATCGCTAAATCCAGCCATTTATTACTCCTAATTATTACTCCAATAGTAAATATTTTTTCTAGCTTTTCCATAAGATCTTCTTCTTGGTATTAAAGATCCTTTAGAAAACTCTGCCCTTTCTTGCTGCATCCTGAGTTCCTCTAAGGACTTCTCAAACTGAGCATTGAAAAGTGGCGCTCTCTCATCTTCCATAAGGAAGACAGATGCATGTTTCAATGATCCATATAAGTAAATATCTGGATGCGAGGTTAATACAAAATTAGTTGTATTAGAATCGCTTAAAGCATCTATTTTACTAAAGTATGTTAATTGTAATGTATATTCAGCATCAGGGGTAGGGGCAAGTTCCATTGTATTATCAACCAAAGCATAATAAATCGGTTGACCTGTAACATTGTTGTTTGCCTTTCTATATACATCTAGTGATTCAATAGACATTTGCATTAATGGGCTAAAGTTATTAGATGTAATTTCTACATTAATAGCTTCTAACCAATCGGTTGGTAATGATAAGTATTGAGCATCCGCAGTAGCAGTAGCTCTTTTAACTTGATCTGCAACGCGCAATCTTCTGTTTAATTCGGCTTCGGTATTGTCAATAAATATATCTATTTCAGATGTAAGATCTGATCTGTTTAGATAATTCGCTATGTTTGTTTTTAATTCGCTGTATGTCATAGTTTACCTTGCCATGTTCTAAATACTTTATTATCTGAATTGTTTAGCCATTTCTTCCATGCTTTCATATCGTTAGCCCAACCTTCTCGGCAAGCTCTTTGATAAACCACCAAAGGAACTTCAGCAACATGTCTAAAGTCTTTCCCTGGTTTTACATGTTCAGCTATGTTTTTACAATGCTCTATGACTGGTTGAACATCCTGTTTGGTGTGATATACCAACTTTTCATCTTCAGTTGCAAATTCGTGGGTAAAACCAGTCTTGCTATCTATGAGTGTTCTTCTAGCCATATTGCTTTTCTAAAAATTCAACAACTTTAATTTTATCATTGACTTCGGCTATTTGACTAATAATTTTATCTAAGTATTCAGTAAAGTTTGTATGTTCTGGTATCGAGGTTGGATTATCTAAGTAAATTTCTAAATCCA